TACCATATGCAAAGAAACTTGCATACATGAAGAAGATGTTCCCAAAACATGCAAGAAGTCTGGTTGTTGATAAAGCACGAAATGTATTTGAGATTGCAGTCACATTACACAACAAGGGACACAAATCAATCATTATGGTTGTTGGTTCTGACAGAGTTACAGAGTTTGAAACACTACTAAACAAATACAACGGAACTGAGGCAAGACACGGTTACTACGGTTTTGATAATATTGAAGTTGTATCTGCGGGCGAAAGAGACCCAGATGCAGAAGGTGTTACTGGAATGTCTGCATCTAAGATGAGAGCAGCTGCAATTGCAAATGATTTCGACCAGTTCAAACTTGGACTTCCATCCAACTTCAAACAAGGAATGTCTCTATTTAAAGATGTTCGTAAGTACATGGGTGTTCGTGAGTCTTTTGTTCCTAGAACAAATGTAATGACTGATGAAGATGTTGTTCGTGACTTATACTTGGAGAATAAGATTTTCTGTGTGGGCGATACTGTTGAAGATAATTATACTGGTGTCTCTGGTGAAGTTGTTCGTAGAGGAACTAATTATATTACCTTTGCAGAACAGGACGGAACATTACACAAGAAGTGGTTGTATGAAGTAAAACAAGATAAAGATATTAAAGACAGAAAAGGTACAGAACCAGCAAAGTATTATGCAAAAGATGCTGATGGTGATGCAATGTCTAAATCTACTAAACAAAAACGTGCGGCACACTTTGCAAAGAAAAAGGATGGCCCTGCTCCAGGCGATGGACATGCAGAGACAAAACCATCGAAGAGTACAAAGAAATTTAAAGATATGTTTGGTGAAGAAGACCCTTGTTGGGATACTCACAAACAAGTTGGTATGAAAAAGAAGAATGGTAAGATGGTGCCAAACTGTGTTGCCAAAGAAGATTTTCAGTTAGATGAGAAGATTGAAGGACTTGTTACGAAAGCAGAAAAGTCTGGTGTACCTTATGGAATTCTAAAGAAGGTATATGACAGAGGAATGGCTGCATGGAAAACAGGACATCGCCCAGGCACTACGCCACAACAATGGGCATTCGCAAGAGTTAATTCGTTTCTTACAGGTGGTAAGACACGAACAACTGCTGACGCAGATTTATGGAAACAGGCAAAAGGTAAGAAGGAAGAGAGTGAAGATTCTCGTGAAATTGGAACTGATGCCTCTAGAGAAGAAAGGCAGAAAATGACTCCAGGCCAAGGAATCGTATCGTTTAAGGAACACACCGAATGCGGTACACCAGATTGCTGTAACGAATGTGCAGAATCTAGTCTAATAGAATCTAACCAATATCGTGTTGGTTCAGAAAATTACTACGAATTTTTTAATGAAAAAAGACGCCTTTATGAAAGTGGTGAGTTAAAACCAAATGCATTTGATAAAGAACTACTAGAAGGTGACATTGGTAAATATGCAATGTATGAAGGTGAACACGTTCCTTTGGACTGTCCTATGATGGAATCTGAGTATCAAGGGAAAGACGTTGAACTAAATAAACCAAAGGTCGGTGGTTCTAAGAAATACTATGTCTACGTTAAAGACGGTGACAAAGTAAAGAAAGTATCATGGGGTGATACAACTGGTTTAAAAGTCAAGTTGGACGATAAGGAAGCAAGAAAATCGTTTGCCGCAAGACATGATTGTGCAAACAAAAAAGATAAAACAACAGCAGGATACTGGGCGTGTAATTTACCACGGTATGCTAAACAACTTGGTTTATCTGGTGGGGGTAACTTCTTTTGGTAAACCCATATAGTGATTTAGGTATGGAAACTGATATCATGTTAAGAGAGTTTAAGCATGATGTTGATGAGAGTGAGTTAGTTTGGCATCGTGATAGAAGTGATAGAGAAATCACTGTACTTTCTGGATATAACTGGAAGTTGCAGATGGATAATGAACTGCCTGAGGAACTGAAACATGGTAGAATATATCATATCAATAAGATGGTTTACCATCGTTTAATAAAAGGAAGTGGTAAACTACTACTTAAAATTAGGGAAAAGTAAATGACAAGGTATAGCAAAACAATGATGGAATCCCTTGCAGAAGTGCGTGAAGGATTCTCACCAAAACAAATTAAGATGGCAATCGGTATTGCAAACGACCCACGTTACAAAGGTGGTAACTATAGTGGTGCAGTAAAAACGATTGAGAAAATCAAAAAAGGATTGTCAAATCACAAACAGGTTGCCGCAGTTCTAAAAAGACTGAACACGGATTTTGACCCAGAGATTAAAGGTGATGACGAAGAAATGACTGAAGCATCTGCTCGTAGGGATGCAATGCGTCACGGTGCTGGTGGGAGAAGAGGAATCGACCCTGCTGACAGAGATGACGTAAAGGCAACTGATAAAGATAAAGAACTTGCAAAAAAGAATATGGTTATGCAGTTGCGTAGGTCAAAAGACTATAAAGGTAATTATGATATAGAATTCAAAGATGGAAAGAAACAGAAGGTTGACCCTAAGTTTGTTGATTTGTTGTTAAAAGCACATGACATGATTCAGAAACCTAGAGATAAAGAACAGTTTGTTCAGATGATTTCTAAGTCATATCGTGATATGCTTAAGACTGCTAAGATGGTCTCAAAACAACTTAGAATGGGTGAAGAAATAATTATTGAAGCAAAAGAAGAATACGTTTGTGAAGATTGTGGTTGTGAACAAGGTAATGCAGACCCTAACTGTGATTGCCCGAATGACTCCACTGACTTACAAGCATCTTATTGGATGAAGAAAGAAGAATTTGAAATTGATGAGATGAAGATGGATGACCCTAAGTTGAATAAGATATTCGACAAACTAAAGAAGGGACAAACCATTAAACTCAAGACTAGTTCTACAATCAGTAAAGGTAAAGACTTTGTTGATTATATTGTTAAGTCAAAGAATACAGTAAACAAAGGTAAAGTAGAAAAGGTTACTCTTGTTACTAAAGGTAATGAAAAATCAGTTAAGAAGTTCCTATACAAAAGAGATGGTAAAGTAACATTTGCTATCGGTGATATGGGTGCATCTATTGATGACATCAAAGAAGAACTTGATGAAGGACGTATGAAGGATTTGCATGGTTACATTGCAAAAGGAATGTCTGCAAAAGAGATTGCTAAGAAGATGAAACTTGATGTTAAAACAATCCAAGCATTGATGGATGAGACTGAAGTAAAAGAATCGGTTATTTCTGAAGAGGAAGAACCACAGAAGTCTGATGGCGCTAAAGCTGTCGACCAAGGTCGAGAAGATAAGAAGAAAACTCGTATCGCACAATTGCAATTGCAAATCGCAAAAGCACAAGAAACTATAAACCAACTAAACGCACAGGAGAAGTAAATGTCCAAGTATCTTGAAACTAAAAAAGGTAGTATTGAGAGTGCTGTGCTTGAGGCAATGTCTCCAGCGCAACAAGCTGCTATCGCAATATCTAAAAAAGAAAAAGGTGAGAAACCAAAAGAAGAAGGTAATGCTTTTGGAGCAGCACTGAACGCCGCAAAGGAAAAGGGTGATAAAACCTTTACTGTCGGTGGTAAAGAATATGATGTAGAAACAGAAGAAGCAAAAATTAAAGAAACCAACAAGAACGATAAGTCTGACGATGGTGAAGGTTTGGACGCAGTTCAACCTAAAGCAGTCAAGAAGAAATTCGATGATAGAAAAGACAAAGATATCGACAATGATGGTGACGTTGATTCTTCAGATAAGTTTCTACATAAGAAACGTAAAGCAATTTCCAAATCAATGGATAAAGAAAAGAAAGAAGTCAAAGAAGAAACACTTGCAATGAAAGCTGCAAAGCACATTGCATCCATGTGGGAAGATTCTGCAAAAGCCAAAGAAGCAAAAGTCAAAGAAGAAGAGGAAGAGCCTAAAAAGAAGGAATCCAAAACTGCAATGACAGGTAAACCAATGGCAGGGGTTGAAGTTAACCCGAAGGAATCTAAGGACAAGTAACATGAAAAGTATCGTGGAAGTCACGAAGATTAATGAAGAAGAACTTCCACAGATTTACTGTGACATGGATATGGTTCTTTGCGATTTCATTGGTGGGTATGAACAACTCACTGGTAAACAATTTGAGAAAACACCCAAAGACGAGCGATGGGAAGCAATCACAGGTAAGAAAGACTTCTGGCACACCTTACCTTGGATGCCTGGCGCTCAAAGGATGTGGAAATTGATAAACAAATATAATGCGAATATTTTATCTGCATACTCAAATAGAGATGGAAATAGTCGGAAGGGAAAGAAGTCTTGGTTATCCAAGAATGCAAAACCTACTGGTAAAATCCATCTTGTACAACGTGCAGATAAACAGAAGTATGCCACTATAGACGGTAAACCTAATATCTTGATTGATGATTATCTCAAAAATATCAAGGAATGGGAGTCTGCTGGGGGCATTGGGATACATCATACATCCCCAACAAACACTATTTCTCAGCTTAAGAGAAATGGATTTAGATAAATAGATAAGTAAACTTTAAACTAGGAGAACTATCATGGCCCTATGGGGAAATACAGATGCAGATGAAGCCAAACCAAAGTGGATGACATCAGCAGAAAAAGCAGACGTTTTCGCAACCGATAGAGGTTGGGTAAAACTTAACGGCAAAGGACTTGAAGAAGTTATTTGTTCAATCGGTGGATTGTCAACAGCAGTTGGCGGTGCAGATATTAACACAGCAGCATTCGTTTCAACAGCGTTTGACGTAAGTGCTGGTGGTAATGTTGATGTAAGACTTACTTTCAATGAGAAGGTAACTGTTACAGGTTCACCAACAATTACTATTACTAACTCACAAGCAGGTGGTGGTTCAGCTGCAACTAAGACTGCAACATATCAGTCTGGTTCTGGAACGAACAAACTTGTGTTTAGATGTACAATCGGTGCAGGCGGTTCAACTGTTTCAGCAGATGACGTATTGTCAGTTGCTTCACAAAACATTGCACTTGCTGGTGGAACAATCAAGGATACTGGTACAACAGTTAACTCTGGTGTTGCAGTTCCTGCTGGTACAGCCACACTTACAGCGGTTGCATAAGTAGTATAAACAACGGAGTATATAATGGCAAAAGATGATAAGACACTAAGTGTT